AAACCAACCCATAAAGGTGGATATCGGAATAGTTTAGTATTTTACGCAGTTGGAGGATTCTTATCGTGAAAAACGGTAATCAAGGGGAAGGTGGAGGAAGGCCAGAAAAGTCTTTAAGGGCTGATCAGATAATACAATTAGAGGCGTTAGCGGCTGTTTTAACCAAAGGGCAAGTTGCTGACTATTTTGGCATGTCTGAAACGACTTTGAGAGCCATTGAAGAAAGGCAACCCGAAGTTTCTGATGCTTATAAAAAAGGAAGGGTTCGATCTTTCGCTGGAATGGGTCAGAACCTTATAAAGCTGGCTCAAGCCGGAAATGTTGCAGCTAACATATTCTTCCTTAAAACACAGGCCGGATGGAGAGAGCAAGAAGCTGAAACGCAAGAAATCCCCGCAATTAACATAGTGATAGACAGCAATGCAATTAACGCTACCGCAGAGTGAAATATTCGTTAGCCCGTCAAGGTTTCGCGTGTGCGTTGCCGGAAGGCGATTCGGTAAGACTTTTTTATCGACTGGAGAGATACTTAAAGCGGCAGTTGGCGGCAAGAATAGGAACTGCTGGTATGTAGCCCCTACTTACGGCTCTGCTAAAGAAATAGCTTGGGATATGCTGATTAACACTATACCGGAAGAGTACATATACAAAACTAATGAAAGCACGTTAACATTGAGATTAATTAACGGGTCAGTAATATCCCTGAAAGGCGCGGAAAAACCAAACAATTTGCGCGGCAGGGCATTAGATTTTGTCGTGCTAGATGAATTTGCAGACATGAAACCCGAAGCATGGTATGAGGTAATCCGTCCAAGTCTGAGCGATCGGCAAGGAAGCGCGGTATTTATCGGAACTCCGAAAGGACGCAATCATTTTTATGACCTTTGGGCTAAAGGAATAGACGGCTCAGATGACTGGTCGAGCTTTCAATACACAACATTGCAAGGAGGGAACGTACCGGAGGAAGAAGTTGAAGCAGCGAGAGCCGATTTAGATGAAAGAACATTCAATCAAGAATATCGCGCTGAGTTCGTTACTTATTCGGGTTTAATATATTACGGGTTTAGCAGAGAAGACTCTGTGTTGGATACTTCCGATGTTAGTGGTACACTCCACATTGGTATGGATTTCAACCTTGATCCCATGTCTGCCGTTATCTGCATTCGTAAAGGCGAGAAGCTGTATGCCGTTGACGAGATAGTCATGTATGGATCGAATACGGATGAAATGGTGCAAGAAATTAAAAGCAGATACCCAAACCGTCAGATCATTATTTATCCTGATCCGGCATCAAGACAGCGGAAAACTTCTGCTGGTGGTCGTACAGATTTGTCGATCCTACAGAACGCAGGGTTTGCGGTTAAAGCCAAGAATTCCCACGCTCTGGTGAGAGATAGAATTAACGCAGTGAACAGCCGTTTATTGTCAGCTAATAAGCAGCGGCATTTGTTTGTAAGCCCTAAGTGTAAACAAACAATTAAAAGTTTGGAAAGGCAGACTTACAAAGAAGGAACAAGCGTACCAAATAAAGACGGCTTCGATCACATGAACGATGCCCTTGGTTATTTAATAGAATATTTGTTTCCTGTTCGCACTGAATACGATACACCGCAACCGACAAGGTGGACTTGATGGATTTTGACGCAGATTTGACACACCCGCAATATGATAAAAACCTAACTCGATGGGAGTTTTATTTGCGCTCTTATATGGGCGGTCAAGATTACATTGATGGAAAATATCTTACTCGTTATATTAAAGAATCAGATGAAGATTACAGGAGGCGTTTAGAGTTAACGCCACTAGATAACCACTGTAAAAACATAGTGCATATTTACAGCAGCTTTCTGTGGCGAGTGCCGCCTACCAGAGTTTTTAATTCATTAGCTGATAACGTGGCTCTTGAACCATTTATGAATGATTGTGATTTTGATGGTCGCAGCTTTAATTCTTTTATGCGTGAAGCTCAAGTATGGTCAAGCGTTTACGGTCATGTCTGGATAATGATGGACAAGCCAAAGTCAAACGTAGGTACTAAAGCCGAAGAAATGGCTCAAGAAATAAGACCGTATGTAACGATGTTTACGCCTGAAAATGTGCGCGACTGGAAATATGAGCGAAGCGTAAGCGGAAGGTTTGAATTAACTTATTTAAAAGTCATTGAATCAATTACAGAGATCAGCGAAACAGATATTGAAACGTATTACAGGGTTTGGACAAAAGAAGAGGTATCTTTGTGGGTAGAGAAAAACGAAGAGTTCGCTAAGATAGAATCAGAAGTTAATATCTTAGGTCGGATTCCGGCTGTTTGCCTTCCGGCTAACCGTTCTGTTAATCGCGGTATAGGCATAAGCGATTTATCAGATGCGGCTTATATGCAGAAAGCTATTTACCAAGAGTTAAGCGAGATCGAGCAATTAATAAGGATTAGTAATCACCCAACTTTAGTTAAGACTCACGCCACCGATGCAAGCGCAGGGGCTGGCGCAATAATTAATATGCCCGATGACATGGATGCTTCATTACGCCCGTTCCAAATGCAGCCTAGCGGAGCCAACTTAGACTCTGTTCGAAACGCTATAACAGATAAGGTTGAATCAATTAACCGGATGTCTCATATGGGTGCGGTGAGAGGCACTGAATCTATAACTCAGTCTGGCGTTGCTATGGCAACTGAATTTCAAATGTTAAACGCTAAATTGTCTGAAAAGGCTGATTTACTTGAATTGGCTGAAGAGCAACTTTGGGTGATGTTTTGCGACTGGCAAGAAATTACTCCTGACGTTGAAGTGTTCTATCCTGACGCTTTTGATTTGCGAGATTACGATAAAGAACTTATGTTCCTTCAACAGATGAGAGCCACCGGAGTTAAGTCAGTCACGCTCTCTCAAGAAGTTGATAAGAAAATAAGCGATTTAATATTAGATGATGATTTGCTAGCAAAAGCACACAAAGAAATTGAAGCGGTATCTCAAGAAATAGGTCAATTTAACAACCCTGTTTCTGTTAACCCTGAAGAATCAACAACACTGACAATCTAATGGCTAAAGATGTCGAACATTTAAAGGGAGTTATTGCGCTTGCTGAAACGCATCAAGCGAAATTAGCTGCCGCCTTAATACAGCTAGAAAAACGGTTATCTGGGCTGATGGCTCAAGCCCCTTTAAGAGGGGGAAACTTATTTGATTTAGAGTGGGCTGTACAGGCAAGGGTTGTTTTAAGGGAATCAATTCAAGCTGAATATTTAACTACTGTAGATTCAATCGTAAGGGAATACGCTATAGTAGCTGAAGATGCAGCTGCAATGCTCGGAACGTACGGAGACATAGCATTGCTAGATAACTCTGTAGTATCTGAATTACAAAGAATGACTTATAAAGGATACGAAGATTTAGGCCAACAATATTTAGATGTTGTGTCAAAAGAGATTTACAATAACACTCTGCTTGGGACATCGTTTGCCAACAGCGTTGAAACTATTAAAGCGTCTGTTGATGCAGGGTTAGGTAGGTACGCTAAACAACAATTGCATGACGGGTTAATGCAGTTTGATGCTGCGATAAACACTAAGATAGCATTAGATAGCGGGGCAACAAAATTTAAATATTATGGTCCTGATGACAGTAAGACTAGACCGTTTTGTGAGGAACACGTTGGAAAGGTTTATACGAAGGAAGAGATAGATGTTATATGGCAAGAGTCTTGGGCTGGTAAGATTAGCGGAGAGCCTTTTGTAGTTAGGGGCGGTTATAATTGCCGTCATCGTTTTAGAGGTTACATTGATATAGAGGATTTATAATGCCAAAAGGAAAAGGAACTTACGGGTCAAAAGCAGGACGTCCAAGTAAAAAGAAGAAAAAAGTAAAGAAATAAACAATTATGGTACAATTCTAATTCACCAATCACTCGAAAGAGGCACGTCACATGAGCGATGAAATCATGGAAACAGAAGCTGACACTGAAACAGCGGTAGTAGAAAATCAGGATAAGACGTTTACGCAAGATGATTTAGACAGAATCGTTGCAGATCGTATAGCAAGAGAACAGCGCAAGTTTGAAAAGAAGCTATCTGGAATTGACCTTGATGATGCTAGGGATTTAATGGATAAGCGAGAAGCGGCTGAACTTGAGCGTCAGAAAGAGCGAGGCGAGTTTGATAACATCTTAAAGAAAACGGTCGAAAAGAAAGATCAGGAAATTAGTGCATATAAAAGCAAGCTGCACCAGACGCTAGTTGATGGAGCGTTAGTTAATGCGGCAAGCCAAAATAACGCTATAAATCCAGATCAAGTCTCTACTTTATTGAAAGGCTACACCAGATTGTCTGATGACGGTCAGGTTGAAGTGCTTGATGGGGGAGGCGCACCTAGATACAATGACAAAGGTGATCTTCTTTCTGTCAATGAGATGGTGACAGAATTTTTAACGGGAAATCCTCACTTTGTTCGCGCTAGTCAAGGCGGTGCAGGGTCGCAGGGTAAGACTGGTGGCATAAACGATGTGTCGGGTAAAACCAAGAGTCGTGAAGAATTTGAACAACTTAACCCATTAAAGCGATCTGAATTTATCAGGGGCGGTGGGACAATCTCATAATTTAAGGAAAATATACAATGGCTAATAACATCACGGCTTTAATGCCTGACATTTACGAAGCACTGGATATCGTTTCACGCGAACTAACCGGAATGATTCCTGCTGTTACTATGAACGCATCAGCAGAACGTGCTGGCCTAGATCAAAAGATTCGGGTTGACGTTGAGCCTGTTGGAAACGTAAGCAACATTGCTCCCGCTATGACTATCCCTGATCCAACTAACCAGACCTCTGGTTCAACCGACATTATTATTACTAAGTCTCGCGCGGCTGAGTTTGGTTTTATTGGTGACGAGCAGAAGATTCTAAATACTGGTATTGGTTACGGAAATGTTCGAGCTAACAAGATCGCTCAAGCTATTCGCGCAGTTGCTAACGAAGTTGAAACTGATCTATGCGCGCTACAAAACACGTTTTCACGCGCTGTCGGTACTGCTGGCACAACGCCTTTTGGCACCGTTAACGATTACACCGCAGCATCAAAAGCACTTCAGGTGCTGAAAGACAACGGATCGCCTTTGACTGACAACCAGCTTGTTATTAATACTAATGCTGGCGTTAATCTTCTTGGCCTTCAATCAGCTGTTGATTCTGCTGGTTCTGACTCTTTGCTCCGTCAAGGCGTTTTGCTAGACATTAACGGCATGCCTATTCGCGAGTCTGCTCAGATTGTTAATCAAGCTGCTCCTTCACTTGCTGGTGCGGCTACAACTAACGCTGCTGGCTATGCTGTTGGTGCAAACGTACTGACTCTAGCTGCTGGTGGTACAGGTACA